GAGGCGGAATCGGAGTTCGGGCGGTTGCTGCTCCGCGGGCAGATCACGCCGGCACAGTTCGAGGCTGGCAGGAGATACGCCGAACTTTGCGCGACCTGGCGGGCGGTGAAGGGTTATCCGCCTATCCATCCGGCTGCGATGAATTTGCTGCGGACGGGGAAAGGCATCGGTGCGGACGTGCCGGACCATGTGGTTCGGGCTATCAGCGATCGGCACAACAACGCATTCTGCGCTTGCGAGCCTCACAAGGTTCAACGCGCACTTTCCCACCACGTCGTGTTCGAGCGGAAAATCGATGAGTTCGGTGTGCTTGATCTGGTCAAGATCGGCCTCGACAAGCTGGTCGATCACTTTTGCATCGACCCGAAACTGAAACTTGACAGGGAGTCGCGAAGCAGCGATTCTCGCATTTAATGCAAATGCAGAATTGCGCCCGCACCAAGAAATTGGCTGCGGGCTTTCTGTTGGATCAAAGCTATTCGGGCAGAAGGCGGAGGAGTGAATGATTACCCCGGTTTTAGGTAAATGGCGAAAGCAACATTAGAAATACGATCTTTGGCGCGGTCGCACACGGAAACGGCGTTGCGCACCTTGGCGTCGATCATGACGAAAGAGGATGCGCCAGAAGCGGCTCGCGTCTCGGCCGCCAACAGCATCCTTGATCGCGGATGGGGCAAGGCAGAACAGCACATCACCGTAGAGCGCGTTGAGGATTTGACGAATGAGCAGCTTGCCGGCCAGCTTGCCGATGCAGTCGCTGCCCTCCGAGAGCTTGGCGTTGATCCAGCGGGTATCCTTGCTGGCATCGGAGGCGCGCAACAGGGCGCAGGCAGTACGGGTTCGAGCAAGCTTAACTGAATTTGCTCGCGCCGCCGGCTACGAGCCGGCACCACATCACAAGCTGCTGATTGCGGAACTGGAAGGATTGGAGCGGGGCGATTTCGATACGCTTCTGGTATTCATGCCGCCAGGCAGCGCCAAATCGACCTATGTGAATTTTCTATTTCCGGCTTGGTTTGTTGCCCGCAACCCGAAACTGAACGTCATCACGGCAAGCCATTCCAGCGAGCTTGCGGAGCGTTGGGGACGCAAGACCCGCAACCTGCTGATGCAAAGCGCGGCACTGCTGAACGTGGCCCTGAGCGGTGACAGCACAGCGGCGTATCGCTGGGCAACAGCAGAGGGCGGGGAGTATTACGCGGTCGGCGTCGGCGTCGGCATCGCAGGGTTTCGCGCCGATCTGGGTATCATTGACGACCCGTTCGGATCGCGTGAGGACGCCGAGTCGAAGCGGATCAGACAGAAGGTCTGGGATTGGTACGTTGACGATCTGACAAGCCGTCTCAAGCCTGGCGCGCGTCGGGTCGTGATGCACACGCGCTGGCATGATGATGATCTGGCTGGACGAGTTGTAAGGCAACTTGAGGCCCTTGCTCGGAGCTACCGCGTCTTGTGTCTGCCGGCCGAGGCTGGGCAGGATGATCCGCTCGGTCGCAAGCCCGGTGAAATGCTTTGGGACGATCCTGGCGGTTACGATTATGGATCGGTGCTTCGGGCCCGTAAGCAGGATAGCGATAGCCGAACTTGGAACTCTCTCTATCAACAAAACCCGATTCCAGATGACGGCGACTACTTCAAAGCCGAATGGCTGAAACCTTACGACAAGCAGCCGTCCCGCGACACGATGCGGATTTACGGCGGATCGGATTACGCGGTCACAGCGGACGGCGGCGACTACACGGTTCATGCAGTTGTCGGGCTTGATCCTGACGGACGGATGTATCTGCTGGACCTTTGGCGCAAGCAGGCAGCATCGGACGAATGGGTTGAGGCGTTCTGCGATTTGGTCCTGAAATGGAAGCCGATGGGCTGGGCCGAAGAGCAGGGCCAGATCAAATCCGGTGTTGGGCCATTTCTTGAGCGCCGGATGCGTGAACGCAAGGCTTACGTTGTTCGAGAGCAGTTTCCGACGCGAGGCGACAAGGCAGTCAGAGCGCAGTCTATTCGCGGCAGGATGGCGCTTGAAGGGCTTTACGTTCCGGCGGTGTCAACGTGGCGCGCTGAGTTCGAAAACGAACTGCTGCGCTTCCCTGCGGGCGTTCATGACGATCAGGTGGATGCGCTCGGGCTCGTTGGGCAGTTGCTGGACAAGATGATGAGCGGTCTAAAGCAAAAGCCAATAACTCCACAAATCCGCGACCGCTGGGACCGTGCTGAAGAAAGTTCGACAGATTGGAAAACGGCCTGATGCTCACCCACGAACCAGCGGAAGGAGGCGAGGACGGACTTCTCGATGTTGGCGCTCTATGCCGCATGTTCGAGGAAAGCGAGGACGCGACCTATATCGCGCGATCGCTGTCGGAGCGGGACCGGGATTACGTTGATAACAAACAGTTGACTGAAGAAGAACTCGCAGCCCTGCGAAAGCGCGGGCAGCCGCCGGTCATTGACAATCGCATCAAGACCAAGATTGATTACCTTGTTGGCCTTGAGAAGCAGCAGCGCATTAAAGCCAAGGCTCTCCCGCGAACGCCAAAGCATGAAGCTGACGCGGACGGTGCGACTGAAGGTTTGCAATACGTCGCGGAGGAGCAGGATTACGATTCGAAGCGATCTGGTGTCTGGCGCAATATGCTCGTCGAAGGGTCTGGTGGAATTTCTGTTTCTGTCGTGCCAGGCAATTATTCCAAGCCTCAGCTCATGGCGACAACTGCCATGTCGCAGCCGGACGTTGAGATTCAGCTTCGGAAGGTGGCGTGGGATCGTATGTTCGCCGATCCGCATTCATCCGAGCCCGACTTCTCGGATGCGGGTTATCTCGGCGAGGTGATCTGGCGCGATTACGAGGACGCGCTGGCGCTGTACAAGGATAATCCCGAAGCGAAAGACATTCTCGACACGACGTTGAGCAATGCGCCGAGCCAGACCTACGACGACAAGCCGAAGTTCAGCTTGTGGGCGGACAAGGCCCGTAAGCGCGTTCGCATCTGCCATATCTGGATCAAGCGTGACGATGAATGGTATTTCGCTGAATACACCAAGGGTGGCATCCTGAAGGCCGGGAAATCCCCGTATCTGACGGATCGTGGCGAGAGCGACTGCGAACTGATCTTTCAGTCGGCCTATGTTGACCGGGATAACAACCGCTATGGCCTCGTTCGCGAGATGATTTCTCTCCAGGACGAGGTGAATAAGCGCCGGTCCAAATCACTGCATCTGCTGAACTCAAATCAGACGATGTACGAAGACGGCGCGATTGACGACATCGAGCTGTTCCGCAGGGAAAAGGCAAAGCCGGACGGCACGATGAAGGTCGCACCTGGCGGCTTATCGCAGCAGCGCGTCCAGACCATCAGCGGCGCAGAGCTGGCGCAGTCGCATTTCGCGCTATTGCAGGAGGCGAAGAACTCCATCGATCTGAAAGGCCCTAACGCCACGGAGATGGGCGATAAAACCAGTGGTTCAAATGCCGCCTCAGGGCGAGCCATCGTCGCAAGCCAGCAGGGCGGTATGATCCAGATCGGCGATCTGATGGATCACCTTCGCCATTTGGACAAGCGAGTGTTCCGGGCAATCTGGAATCGTATTCGCCAGTACTGGACGGCGGAGAAGTGGATTCGCGTCACCGACGACGAACAGAACGTAAAATGGGTCGGGATGAACATCGATCCTGTTCAGGCTCAAATGCTGATGCAGAACAACCCGCAAGCTGCACAGAAGATCGCAGGCATTGTCGGTAATGTGGCCGAACTCGATTGCGATATTATCATCGATGAGGCGCCGGACAGCCTGACGCCGCAGCTTGAGCAGTTCCAATCGCTGGTTGAACTGAAGAAGTTCGACAGCGATGGAGAAATCCCGTTCAAGTCGATTGTCCGTGCGGCGCCGAATCTCAAGGGCAAACAGGCCATTCTTAACGAGATGGAGCAGCGAGCCAAACAGAAGGAGCAGGCAGTCCAGCCAGCGCAGCAGTTGCAGATGCGCGGCGCTGTAGCCGAAGTGAACAAGACCGAATCCGAAACGGCCCTGAACCTTGCCAAGGCGCATCAGGCGGGCCAGCCGTCAGGCGCGCCTCAACAGGACGAAAGTCTGTCGCCGGAATTGCAGCATGCCGAGGCATTGGCGAACATCGATGACAAATCAGCCAGCGCAGCTCACAAGCGGGCGCAGGCTGATCATCTCAACCAGGAAACACAACTAGCTCCGTTCCGGCTGGCCCATGAGGTCAGTTCCCAGCGTGAGCAGATGAAGCAGCGCCAGAGCGCCGCTTAAACCTATCCCGCCGCCGGGGTTACGGGCGTTTGAGAGTGTGTCTCATTCAACACGCGGTGCCGCCGGCCATCGGGCGTATGTGACCTAGCACACAAACAGGAAGCCACATGAGCGATCTGGACAACATCTTGTCCGGGCAGAGCGATGCTTTGCCTGAACAGAACGTAGCTGATGAAGCCGTAACGCAGATTCCTGAAGGTGAAGACCAGCAGGGGCAGGGCGAAGCGACGACGCAGGAAGAAGATGCTGGAGGCGGGCAAAAGTTCGTTCCTCAGCAGGCGCTTCATGCCGAGAAGCAAAAAACCAAGCGTTACACCGAAGAAGTATCGAGTTTGCGCAATGAAATTGCAGAGCGAGATGCAGCTTGGGAGCGGCGTATTGCGCAGCTTGTAAACGCGCAAAAGCCACAGGCAGAACAGCAGCAGCCGCCAGATCAATTCGAGGATTTCCCGGGGGCCACACGTCATGTGGTTCAGCCGGAATTTCAGCGAATTGAACAACAGCTTCTAGCCATCGCCAAGGACACGGCGATCACTCGGTTTACCGAGGACAAGGTGAACGAGGCAGAGCGGGCGTTTATCAACGCCCTGCAAAGCCAGAAGCTTGATCCGGCAGATTTCCAGAAAGTCGCGAACAGCCCGAACCGCTATGCGGA